ATTTGAACGCCTGTGACGTTCGCAAAAATTTCTATATTTTCATTCCACGCAAAAGAACCCCAGGTGGATCTTCCCCAACCAGCATCCACTGATCCCGAACTAGCTTCTTCCCCTTCGGTAAAAGTCATAGACAAGCTTGTTACTTCAACAGCGTGACCTTCTTCAATAGTTGGTGTACCTAAAAATGTATTTACAGATTGAACGCCTGTAAGCGGAAAAATATTTATACCTTCAGCTGTATAGTCTCCTATAGCTAAAGATAAAGTAACGGGTGTACAGACTATTACTACGTCAGAAATCTGACTTAGTGTTCCAGTGCTCGCGCTGAATTCGACACCTGTAGCATTAACTGGTGCTTGTTCACCGAAAGAACCTGAACTCCAGGTTTCTCTACTCCAACCTTGTAAATCTGCCATGGAGACTTCCTAGACTAGGATAGTCTCAATATAGCACTTGTTGCATCATTTGTTGGAAACGCAATTGTGAATGTTCCATTAGTTGATGTTTTTACACCACCAAAATCTAAAACTGCAATCGCTGCATTAACATTACTTGCATTACTTGCATTGTATATTACAGCTGCTTGTGCTGAAATAGTTGCAGAAGTAAAACTTAAATTTGCAAAATCAACAAAAGCTGTTGATGCTGTCGCATTAGTTTTTGTTAAGCCTACAGTTGCACTTGCTAAAGTACCACCGCCAGCTGCGTATGTTCCTGAGTCTGGGACTTCATTAGTTACTGAATACGCTGCTGTGTTTGCGTCTAAAGCTGCTAAACTTGTAAAAAGCGCAAGGTTAATAGTATTTGCTGTTAAGCTATGTTCTGCTAACAGAACTTGTTGTTTAAATGTAGCACAAACTGCTTGGTTAATTGCCATCTTATGTACCTCCTGGGTCTACTGATCTTAGAGGAATTCGTAACACGCCATCCATGTACTCGTCCCTACGTTTACGTCCCATCTGTTCGTTAGCATAAGTTGTTAACGCCGATTGAAACTTCTGGTCGTATATTTGCATATCCTGTGGATTTTTCAAGTAAGAATATGCTTGAGCTACACAACCGTAAATTAAAACTTCTTGAGCATTTGTAGATAAGAATGTTGTTGTATTAGTATTACTAAGTCTTTCAGGAGTTTCATCATACCACATTTCAATAGTATATACTTCACTAGGAGTTGGAGCTAAAATAATATTAGTAGCATCCCAATTTCCCCAAAATTTAGGGACTCCTGTACCTGTAGATTCACTTCTTAAAGGAGAGTATTCATCTAAAAAGGTGGCATCTCTTTGTTGAAGCCAAGTACGCTCATTGTCGGAGTTGAGAATTTGTAATCCTCTAGCGAATCTGAATCCCCCTTCAGGGCCAGAAACGTTAAGAAAAGCATTATTAGCAACAGTGGTAGTGGTGGCATATCTTCGTTGTGCATCGGAATCAACCTCCCTTGCTACTTGATCTTCTATGTTAATAAGAAAAACATTAATAATGGAATTAGATAATACATTAATATCTACTTCCGTGTAGTTTCTAACATTGTCTAATAATTCAGAATAATTCATTATGGGTTCACTATCTCTATTACTACTCTACCAATTCTTGATCCTATAATCAATGGTTGTTCTTGAACTGATGGTTGCATTCCCACCGAAGTAAAAGAACTATCCCCTGGTGCTCCTACATAGACGTACATTACATTAGGTCCATCTGGTCTAGGGTTTTTTAAAGCTTCTGGATCAGGTCTATTATAAGGAGGATTTAATTGCGGTTGTTTTGATTCATAGCATTGAGTACAAACCATTAAACCATTCCATTCTTTTTTTAAATCTAAGTAAGAATATTGAAAGCCACATCTATCGCAGATAGCTTGTGAATGAGTGCCGACCGCAAACGCCATAATTAATACCCCGAAGGAAAAAAGTTTTGTGGAGTTAAGTGCACTGAAGTAGATTGACTACCTTCAATGAGTGCCCTATTAAGTTCATCTTCATAGTACATTTTTAATTCTTGAGTTTTAACCGGATTGTATTTTTGAGATAAATAAAAAGCTAATCCTGAAGTTAAACAAGGATAAAAAGTATAATAAATATCTGGTATGTTTGTATAAGAACCAGCGTCTTGAATCCTTGCCATATAATTAAAATTAATTTGAGTGTCGGTGACATTAGGAGTTAAATATAAATTAATTGTTACATTAGATTGACCATTAGCAGTGGCTATTTCTTGTTGTACATAATATTGACTTGGTGTTCCTTCAGAGAATTTATTAGGAATTTGTAAATACTCAGATCTTGAAACCTGAGTCATAGTTGTATCTACATTATTATTTCTAAAAACCGCTTCTAAAATATCATCGGTATTAGCTGGAAGTTGATAGGAAGTTGTGCCTGCAGTTAAATTAATTGTAGCATTTTCAACTTTCCAAATATGTACACCACGATTACCCCATTCAGAAAGTAATAAATTTAAACTTCTTTTAGCAGATTTAATATCATAACCTGTTCTTACTTGTTTATTACAACGTTCGAACGCTTCAGCGATAAGTTCTTCTGTATCTAGAGTAAAAGTGGTTGTACCTGAAGTAGACATATTAAATTACTTTTTAGTTCCTTTAGTTGTCATTCCACCTTTTTTCATTTTCATCATTCCGCCACCGCGTTTTTTAACGACTTGTTTCTTCATCATTCCGCCACCGCGTTTTTTGATAACTTGTTTTTTTTTCATCATGACTTGTACTCCTTAATAAAAAGTTTTTTATATAAATTTTGCCTAGTTAATACTACGTCTTCGTAGTAATCCTTTGGCCACTTCTCATAATAACCTATCTTATGGAGTTTGCAACTTGCTTCATACAGTTGTTTAAACTTTTGAACAAGCATCATAGAATATTCTAAATCACTATGTTTTACTTCTTCTTCTGTAGGGTCTGCTAAAAAGGCTTGTTCTTCTAGAGTTGCGGGATTGGAAGGATGAAAACCCATAAAATAAACATCTTTTTTATTGTACAGCTTATTGTAAAAATCTATTTTTTCTTGGAATTGTTCCGGTGTAAATTGATCCCAAAAAGGATCGCAAAAAATAATAATATCATGTTGTTTTTTGTTCCAAGATTTAATTACATCGGTAAGATGTTTTTCGTATTTTGTTTTGTCCATACGAACTTCAATTCTTACTTTCCCTTCTTTTCTCCATTTAGCCGCAAAAGGGCAAGCGGGAAAACCTATGTGTTTATTCATGGGTTCGAGAACTTTTTTAGACCATTGAATAACGTCTGCTTTAATTTTTTCTGCTTGTTTTTTACGAGACACGTCTAAAAGGTTTTACTTTCTTTGCTACACTCTTTGGTTGAGATACAAATTGTTTGCCTTTTTCTTTGCCTTTTCTTTTAGCTTTTGTTGTTGCCGCATATTCCGCAGGAGTCAAGCTCTTGATTGCTTTTTCTGGTAGATATCTTTCGCCTGTCTTAGAAGAAGGCTTTCCAGATTTCGTTTGCCATTTTTGATCTCCCCATGCTTTTAAACTTTTTTGTGACTTTTTTAAATTAACCATTAGGATTTATATCCTCCGCCAGCTTTTTTATATGCTTTAGCTACCGCTTGTGCTTTTCTCGCTGACCACTGTCCAGCGCCAGTTCCATGTGAAGCTTGTGCTTTAATACGATTAAATATATTTTTTCTTAGAGTAGGTTTTGTGTAGTTGCCTGCTTTATTAACTGTACTTTTTGTCATTGACCTATTTTTGGTCATTATCGCAAGAACACTCTTTAATGTGAAATACATTACAAGCTAATCTTTTTAAATAGTCTCTAATCTTTTTAAATATTTTTTTTATTTTTTTAAACATTATTTACCTTTTCTCATATAGTTTTCCATCCACATTATTTTTTCCTTAATAATAGCTACATCTGTTTTCATCTGGGAAATATCACTTACTTCTCTTTCTAATGCTTCTATTTTATTTGAAAAACTTCCATATAAAACTCCTACAGCTAAAATCATAGGAAGAAATGATGCGATATATTTGGTATCTATTTGCATTTGTTAAATAGTTTATAGAAAAATAAAATTAATTTATACATTAAAATTGAATAGGTAGTCACTGTTCTACTCATCATTTAAATGACCCCATTATCCCACCGAAGATATCTTTTAATCTTCCATTAACCATATTATCTATATAACTATTAAGTCCTTGATTATCCTTAAACGGTTGTTGATTGGGTTGAAAACTATTATTCCCTCCTAACGAAGGTGGTTTGCCAAATTCTGACAAACTATTAATTCCTCCCATTGTATTTTCGGGCATAGTATTTCCTGGCATAGTAGGCGTCATCGGTTGTTGGGGAGTAGGTGTCAACGAACCAATGCCTTGGGGAGGAGCTCCCAATCCTGGTATCGGTTGTTGCATACTTACAGGAATTTCGGGGGGAGTAACATTCAATTGATTCAATGGATTCGATGGATTGTTGAGTGCGTATGGATTTTCACCTGGGGTACTACTTAGTAGACCTCTTCCTGGTTGTTGGGGAGTAGAAAAAACATTTCCTTGATATAAATCTCTTTTACCAATTGAATCTAAATACTGTTTAAAAGCTCCATGCATCGAACTATTCATCGTCCTGTCTTTGCCTTTATATTTAAAGTCGACTGCATCTTGCTGCATCTTGTTAGCGTTTTTATGAAACTCAGACTCTTGAAATCCTTGCATAATTGGATCAACCGGCCCTGGTGTGGCATTGCCCAAACCTGGGAATCTACTTAGTAGCCCTCCTAGTCCTCCGCTTGCAGATTGTAATGGTTGCATAGGTGGACCTGAATATGTTGGTTGGAAGGAGTCTGTACCCGCATCATACCTAGTTTTAAAATCTTCAAATGTCAAACCTTCTCCATACCGTTTATCTCTACTGTGTGGATTTATTTTTCTGTATTCGCTAACGCTTGCTTGAAGTTTATCGTAGGCTGCTCTCGATGGATCTATTAACATTTCCACCTCTTCCTTGCTTGTCTTAATCTAGAATTTGGATCGGCCGCTGCTTTAGGGAATTGTTTCATTTGACCAGCGCTCCTTGCACAATAAGATTTTCTTCTCTTTGCATCTTTGCTTCCCTTTTTTACTTTACCTGTAACAGCCGTTTTTAATTTAGATCCGGGGTTTGCTTTTCTATAAGCTTTAACTCCTTTAGTAGTCATTCCCGCCCCTGATTTAGTAGGGCGGAAATTACCAGATTTAACGGAAGTTTTTATTTCCATATTTAATCGTAATACTTAATCCATTCGCACCAAACTACGTATTCTTGGCCAGCGACACTTGTAGTTGGAATCTCTAGTAAAACATCCCCTGAATAACCTGCGGCCTGTGTATTTTGAAGTGCTCCAAAACTAGAAAAATCAAAGTTGTTATCATAGTTTAAAGAAAGAAAAGGAACATCTGAGGTAGCGTCCCAAGCCATAGTTGCAGAAGCATTTGCTGCTCCAGCGCCTTGATACCATATTTTGTTTAATGCTACTCGAGTGCAACTATTGCCTCCACTAGAGGTAAGTGCTGAGACATCTACTAAAGTAATAGAACTTGCGCTTCCTCCGTCAGCTAAGACAAAGCATGTGTTAATTAATTTTCGGTCACCTTGAAATTGAATTGCTGGACCTGTTATTGTATTTGCCATTTTATTGTTCTCCTATCATGGTGAGAGAGACATTACTCTCTCTCACAGAGTTAATATATAATTATGTTAGTGAAGGTTGTCCTTCTCCTGGTTGAGCGTTATCTACTATTGTATAAGTAAATACACCTGTAACAGTTCCTGTACCGGCTGTTGCCCCTACTGAAGCTGCTACTGTAGCATTAGCTGGAATACCCGCTGGAATAACTAAAGCACCATCTGCACCTTTGAGAGTTCCTTTTGTAACTGAAGCTACTTCATTAAAGAAGCCATCTACATCAGCTGTAGTTCCTATATCAACTGTAGAACTT